TCAACGCGGCCCGCTCGATCCACGAGGGCCGGGCGATGGGCACCCGCAAGGGCGACGGCGCGATCATGGCCGTGCACTGGAAGCCTGCCCAGCGGATCCTGGCCGGGGAACATTACAGCGATGTCCTCAGCCCGAAGACGGCGATGAAGACGCGGGCGTTCGCGCACCTGATCGAGCACGGCGGCAACACCGAGGAGGACCTGAGGCACGGCACGCCCCATGTGTGCATCGACCGGCACGCGCTGAGCGTGGCGATCGGCCGCCGGGTCACCGACGAGGAATACGGGCAGGCGCCGGTCAGCAAGCACCGGTACTACCACCACGTCGCGAGGCAGTACATCGACGCGGCGCGGGACATCTCCGACGAGACCGGCAAGCTGGTCGACCCGGCCACCGTCCAGGCGGGCACCTGGCTGGCGCAGGTCCGCCGGAACGAGACTGAGGATGCCACCATGCGAGGAAGGCTGGGCAGGGGCCGCGTCACCCGGGGACAGCAGGACGTCCATCGCTGGCAGGACTACGCCCGCGAGCACCACCCGGACCTGTCCGGCGAGACGATGCACCTGGGCGCGCTGCAGATGCTGGGCGGCGATCCCCCGCTGCGGGTGCCGCCGTCTGTCGACACGCTGCGCCCGGAGGCCTGCCCGGTGTGCGGCAACTCCGACGTGTTCAAGGGCCAGCGCTGCCCGGTGTGCGGGTTCGTCTCGCCGCCGGACATCTTCCGCGACCCGGACATCGACCAGGCCAGGGCGAACCGGGCGGCGCTGGAGGAGGGCGCCGAGGAATCGCCGTACCCGGAGGGCCCGGCCGACGAGGAGGCCATGCTGGCGGAGCAGGGCATCCCCGGTGCCGAGCCCGGCATGAACCCGGAGCAGGTCGGCTCCGGCGAGGATGCGCAGGACCAGCTGATGCACCCGGACCAGATCGCCCCGGACGGCATCCCCGGCGTGCAGCCCGAGGCCGCCCCCGGCCAGGGGATGCTGGAGCCTTCCGGCGAAGAGGAGCAGCCCGCCGGGGAGGACGAGCTGGCGCAGCCCGGCGAGCTGGACGAGAACGGCGAGCCGGTACCGCCGGAGGAGGAGCAGCTCGAAGGCGAGGCGGAAGCCGGGGCAGGCCGGGAGCTGGAAGAGGCGGGCACCCGGGACGAGGAGGAGCAGGAAGAGGCCGCCGAAGAGGGCCTCTCCCCCGGGAAGGAGCAGGACGAGGACGAGCGCCCTGGAGGGAAGATGCCCAAGCGCAACGCCGCCGCGTCGGTCACGGCCGCGCAGGACCGTGCCGTGGCCGAGCTTCGCCGGGAGAACGCCGTGCTCCGCCGGCAGCTGCAGTTCGTCGCCGAGCTGGCCGGCATCGGGCCCGAGCTGGACGAGATCCGCCGCCGGGCCGACCTGGCCAACCCGGCGCAGCCGGTCCCGGACCCGGCGGAGGAGCCGCCGACTTCGACGACCGAGCAGGCGCTGGCGACCGGCGCCCCGACCGGCAGCGGCTCGGGCACGGCACGCGGTCCCGGCCACACTGAGGATGACCCGAGCCGGCCCGGCACCACGCCGGGCTCGCTGACCGCCGTGCCGGCCGAGCAGACCACCACGGCGATCACCCCGGGCGTGGAGATGCAGACGCCCCCGGCCAGGCAGCTGATCGACGTGACCGCGCCGGTCACCGGCACCAACCCGTCCCAGGACGGCGGCGTGCCGATCGAGCAGCGCCGGATCGAGACCGACGTGCGGGTCAACCCGAACCCGCTGGCCGCGCAGGGGCCCGGCATCGGCGGGGCGGGCAACGACGGCACCGCGTTCCCCTGGACGATGGCCGCCCGCCAGGTACTCGGCCCCGGCGAGGCCGACGAGCGCGGCGCCCGCACGATGGCCGCCATCCGGCTGGCCCGGCTGCAGGTCCAGGCGGGCCTGGCCCGGGGCGACGAGCTGGAGGTGGGCTCGGCCATCGAGGCGAATGCCAGCCTGTCGCTGCATGACATCGAGCACGAGATCAGCACCATCACCCGGATGGCCAGGGCGACGGCGGCAGCCCAGCCGCGTTACCCGCGCGGCATGGCGCCGCGCCAGGCGGCCAAGGCCGCGCCGAGCTTCGCCGGGCCGCCGGCCCCGGTAATGGCGATGACGGCCGCCGCCGACAGCGGCGACGACTCCGACCTGTTCATCGACTAGGCCATGGCGCCCCCGCCGGCTGCATACACCGCCCGGTCGCCCTGGTGGCTGTTCCGGCTGCTCTGCCTGGCCGGCGCGGCCTGCGCGTTCATCGCCGCGTTCGAGTTCGCCGCCATCCTGCACGGCGGCAGCGGCCTGGGCATGGCGTGGCTGGCCGGCGGCGTCTCGGCGTTCTTCCTGGCCTGGGCCATTCCCTAGGGCAGGCGGTGCCCCCGTGACCGCCTGCCCCGCCGGGACTGCCTGGCCGAGCACTGCTATCCATCCGTGCCGAGCTGAGCCGCTCCCAGCCGGGCCTTTCCGGCCATGCCCCGCCGCGCCAGGCCAAGCCGTGACTAGCTTCGACACGCCCAGCGCTGCCTCTCCGGCCATGCCTTGCCAGGCCAGGACGTGCCTCGCGATCCTCGCCAAGCCCCGGCTGCCGTCCATGCCTCGCGCCGCCTTGCCGCGCATCGCCATGACTTGCCGCGCCTGGACGGCCCTGCGATGCAGCTCCGAGCCGAGCTGTCCGGGATCTGCCGGGCCAAGCCACGAGCTGACTATCAAAGAACCTAGCACACGAAGGAGGCCATCATGCCCTGGAGCGTGACGATCAAGAGCGGCTTGCGCAACGTCGTGCTGCCCGATGGCACCGGCAACGGGGCCGGCAAGCGCTACCAGGCGGGCGACGTCGCCTACATGTCCGATCAGGACATCGCGCTGCTGTCCAAGACGGCGATCGCGAACCTGTTCACCGCCGCCCCGGCGGCGGTCTCGGCGACCTGGCCCGCAGGCGGCGTGTGACTGAGCCGGAGGAGTGGCTGGTCACGCCCGGCGGCAGGGCGCACCTGCTGCGGGGGGACGGCCACAGCTACTGCGGCAAGTACTCCCGGGCCGACCTGCGTCCCGGGGACACCTCGAACCGGTGCAAGTCATGCACGCGGTGGCGCGAGCTGGCCCTGGCACGCCGGCCTTCACCTTCTACCTGAGGTTGAGCTAACCCCGGAAGAGGCAGAGGACTGCCCCGCGCGGGGCCGCCCCCGGAAGAGGCAGGACGAGGCGAAGGAGACAGTGGGATGATCCGGACCTACTTGTCGAATGATTACATCAAAAGGACAGTCCGGCCGCTGTTCGCGTGGACGCAGGCGACGCCGAAGCCGGCGTTCCTCGACCCGAACTGGACCCGGGCGGTGCCGGTCTGGCCCGGCATGGGCTTCATCCGCACGGGCGGTGACCTGGTGACGCTGGCGGGCGCGAACAGCGTCCAGATGAACGGCGCCACGATGGCCGGCGCCGCCGGCGCGTCGAACAACGGCTCGACCTACACCGCCGGGGCGCTGCCGGTTTACGGCCTGGGCGCCCTTTACGTGGGCGGCGACGGAATCGATGAGCTGCTGTACGCCGGGATCAATGCATTCTCGGTGTGGGTGCTCGGCCCCGATGCCGAGTTCGAGATCCTCGCCCCGGCCTTCGACCCCACCGCCACCTGGGCGGACCCGACTGACGGCTCCGGCGCGAGCCTGATCGGCGTGGCCTGCCAGACCGGCACCGGCACCGGCCTGACGGCGGCCTCTCTCCAGGGCCAGCTCGTGCCCTGGTCTTCCAGCACCTCGATCTCCGCGCCGGTCGCCCGGCTGCTGAAGGTCAACTCCAGCACCAAGATCACGATCGGCGGCCTGGAGCCGTACAGCGCGGCCATGCTGGCCGCGACCTCGGCCAGCTTCGCGGCTGCTGGCCGCGACTGACCACACGGGAACGCAGGAAAGGATCACCAGGATGACCGAGCTAGCCACCGTGGCGAACGGGCAGCTGACTCCGGCGGCGCCGCTCGGCGGCCTGCGTCCCCGGGTCGCGTCCCGCAAGAGCGACGACTACGTTGCCCAGATCGAGGCCAGGCGGGCCCGCTCCGCGCCGCTGACGCGCGAGGCCAAGGTCCGCAAGATGGCCCTGATCCTCTCGGACGAGCTGCACGGCTTCCGCCGTCTCGGCGTCGGCATGGTCGGCCCCATCCAGCTCAAGCTGCGGTACCAGGGCATCGTCCGCAACGTGCTCGTCGAGGACCCGGTGACGCCCGGGACCCCGGTCGAGTACGACGTGTGGGACGACCTGGGCCAGGCCTACATCCTGAGCGGCACCGAGGGCGAGGTCCGGGTTACCCCGTTCGAGGGCAAGCGCATCCCGGTGCGGTTCTTCCGCATCGCCAGCCGTCCCGCGATCCGCAAGGAGGACCTGTTCTACCTGCGGATCAACGCGGTCGAGCAGGCCCAGGACGAGACCAAGCAGGCGATCCTGAAGCAGGAGGACGCCCGGCTGCTGGTCATCCTGCAGGCGGCCGTCACCGACTACGCGACCCGCCCGGACCACGTGGTCACCCCGAACCACAACATCACCGAGGCCTCGGGCTACCTGACGCCGGGCTCGCTCTACAGCGCGGTCGCGATGACCGACCTGCACGAGCTGCCCAGCGCCCGGCTGCTGATCAACCCGTTCGACTTCCGCGACATCTACCGCTGGGACATCAACCAGACGGGCTGGGCGTTCAAGGACCGGGTGGTCGCGGGCGAGACCATCACCAGCTTCGGCGAGTTCCAGATCCAGCGCTCGATCATCGTCCCGCAGGCGAAGATCTTCCTCACCCCCGAGCCGAATTTCCTGGGAGTTTTCCCGGTTCTGTACAGCCTCGACGTCGAGGAGAACCACATGGTCGAGGCGTTCTGGAAGGGCTGGGTCTTCGACGAGATGGTGGCCATGTCGATTTTGAACCCACGCGGGATCGCAACTATCACCAAGAGTTAGAGCAGGTCAGAGCCTTAAATCGAACGCCCTGCCTAATCCGGTGGGGCGTTCGGCATGTTGAGTATCGCAACGGTGTGCTAGGTTTATAGCGTGAGCGAAGACATTGGCATCGCCTGGCGGATCCGGCGGCCGGCTTGATGCTAGCGGGTGACTGGCACAAGTCCAGCTACAGTCATGCCAACGGCAACTGCCTGGAGGCGGCGTATCAGGGCGTGGTCAAGGTCCGGGACACCAAGCAGGAGCACACCCCGGATGATGAGCGGATTGTGCTGCGGTTCACGCCGCGTGCCTGGAACGTCTTCCTGGCCGGGGTCAGGCGCCCGGCGTCCTGACCCCAGAAGATATGTGAGCACTATTCCGGACGACTCCGTGTACGACGGTGAGGCAATTGGCGGCGAGGCGCACGCGCTGCCCGGGGACGAGCAGCCGGAGCCCGTCGATGACGCCGCAGACGGCGGCGGCCAGCCGGAGGACGCGGTGCCCCAAGTCGTGACGAGGGTAGCCGACTACCTCATGAGCTGAGCAGGGCTGGCGGGACCATGACACTGGATGAACTGCTCGCGCTGCTGCCGGACAACACGACCGGTGACATCACCCCGGCCGACATGCGGACGATCGTCACCGAGCTGTGGAACGGGGCGCACCCGTCGTACACCAACGTCATCAACCAGGGGCCGGCCAGCCTGGTCGCCAACGCCGCCTGGACCCCGGTCCCGGGCACCGGCACGTTCAGCTACACGGCGAGCGAGACCGCCGAGACCGAGGTGCAGTTCGTCCTGTCGAT